TTTTTTTTATTCCTCTGAACATTAATAGTGTTAAATTCTTTTAAATATTAATAGTGTTAAATTCTTTAAACATTTAAACATTAATAGTGCTAAATCCTTGAGTATCAATAATATTCAGAGTAAAATAAGAATATTCAGTAGATTATATTATAAGTATTATCTATAAAATATAACTAAATTTACTGAATACAATACAAACTAAAACCTTCTGGAACATATACCATAGGTTCTCATATAATGAGAAATTTAATGTATATGTATATACTTTTATAAGATTTTATGATAATTAAAACATAAATTATCACCTAATAACATAGAAAAAACTCAATAACTTTCCAAGACATTGAGGACACCAGTTTCTTACCACTTGCTAAATATAATTGTATTTAAAACTATTATAGGGACGTTCCTTGGGAGGATAATTATATGATAGAGGAAGTAATAGGGTAAGTTTTAGGTGTAAAATGCAGATAACCAACTAATAAACAATCAAGATCATGCCAAGAACTAAATTTAGAAAATCGAGAATATGTAGTTCAGACAACTACATACTTTCAAGGAAGATATATAAAAATTATCTTCTAGAACATCATACCAAAAATATAAAGATAATTGAAAGTTATACAGAAATAAAATGTGCTTACATTAAATGTTTTGGTAAATTAATTCCAATAACAGAACAAGAGGCACATTTAATACAAAGCACAGTAACTATAATATGGAAATAACTATGGAAGAGCCTTATTATACAATATTATGTATATTGTTAACAATAGCATTTTTTGTATATCTTGCAACACAAGATAGTAATTCAAAAAGTAAATAAGGATGAAAACTATAAAATTAATTATAAAAGGAGTGCTGCTATATGTAACATTCCTTTTATCTTTTTTCTTCTTAGCAGGAGTAGATAGTATATATGATAATGGATATTTTATACAATTCATAATTGTAATAATAGCCTTATGTTACATATGTTATAAGACAATTTCTAAAGAAGAGCTGAAGATACTGACTATGGATAAGTTGTTAAACAAATAAAACAAAATAATATGAGAACTATATAGGAGTAATATAGGTTCAATAGCGATTATACGTATAGCAAAACACTTATGCCTTTCTCAGATTCAATAAAGATTTTTGTTTATTTGACTGATAGGAATAGACTATCATTTTTAAAAGACTCCTTGGTTCAATGGAAAGAACAGTGGCCTTCTAAGCCTCTAATCCCAGTTCGAGTCTGGGAGGAGTTACTATAACTATTTATACCTCTTATTCATTAACTTTTAACAAAAAAAATGACAACCAGAAGAAGATTTACTAAGGAAGAAGACAGACTTATCCTTAGTATAGTAGCTAAGAATCCTCACAATTTATCAGAATGCTTTAGAGAAGTAGCTACTAAGATAAACAGAAGTCCAAAGTGTATTGCAAACAGATGGTATCATTACCTATCTAAGAAAGACTCCAATGACAAGACAAATACTGTCTTTATCACAGTAGGGAAGAAGAGTGTAAACTATAACAGAAAGACTGCAATGGAGAACACTCAACAGCCTGAGAAACAAAGATCCGGTATTTGGAAAACAATATTCAAGTTATTTTTCAGTAAGACGAAATAGAAAAATGAAAAGAATAAATATTAATGATTGCAGTAATGAAGAACTCCAGGTGAAAAAGACAGAGAAAATGAAATCTGGAAAGAAAGTAAGAAAAATGAAAAGAGATTGACTATAGGTGGAAGAAGATGTTGCATACAGCAAAAAATCAGTATTAACAACTTCTTCCACTATAATATGGGGCATGATTTGGTTTTGATTGCTAATTATTTGGTAAGAGAACATGTAAAGACTGATGGAAAGACATCAAAACTTTAACTGGCAACACTTATAGAGCTGCCGCCTAACTTGTAGGCTGAGCCTCACCTGCTTGGAAACAGAAAGGTGAATAATAGGGTCAAGAAGGAAGTTAATAAGGCTATACCTACTTTCAATACACCTATAATATTATATAGTTTGTTTATTAGTCAGGAGCAAGCTGTCTGGTGTATGCAGAGGGTGTGACCCTTTCATTTTTAATTCTTATAACTCCTTATGAAGATTTCTCTATTAGATTAAATAGAGTGGTGGATCTGTCAACCACTGGTTGACCCCAGTAGAGAACCTACTACATATCAAAGTGGTAAACATGTGAAATTCTTTTATTAAAAGTTAGTAAGACGAGGGTTTAAGTTCGGACCCACTTACTAGTGATAGTATTTACAAAATAGGATGAACTCAGGGAACGCTAAAATAAAAGCTTAGAACTAGCTTTTATCATGCCAATCCTGAGCTAAGCATTAGGTACACCTAATGAAAGTGCAACGACTACTGGAGGAGTACAGTCTCCTTAATTACCAGCTTGAGCGTCCTACCCTCAAATTATTGAGGTGATGATATAGTCTAATCTTCTATGAAAATAGAAGCAGCAATTTCTCTGAGATAAGCTTTAGTAGTCTCATCTGACATAGTTCCTTTAAGATAATTGATAGGAGTCGCAACAAATTGCACGTTACCTTTAATATATCCTTTAGAAGAATCTATTCTGTCAAGTGAAGCTCTATATCTTATGTCAGGATTAGTATTCCAAGTAGGTAAAACAAGTTTAAGTCTTGTATAAGGACAAATACCATTTTGTGAGTTCCAAAGTTCCACAAGATAAGGTAAATCTAGATTAAATTCTTTACACCTGTTTCTTACGGTTCTTAGAATTTCTCTAAATGGTGTGTACTCATCATTTCTATTACTACTATAGTTTCTTATAGAGTTTCTAGACCCTATTTGAGCTTGAGTAAGAGGCTTGTTGAGAGATGCAATGTATTTACCGCAACAAGACCTTGAACAAAAGTTATGTCTGCCTAATTTAATATTTCTTTTATACTCTGATTCTGGTTTAGAGAAACTCTCTCTCTACAGTAATCACAAGTGACAGTTACTAGTTTTCTTTTCTGTTTGTATAACTCCATATTTTAAGTTTTGTACAAAGTTAAGAATAATCAAGCACATAGATAACAGTATAATAGAAATTATTTTGGAATATTAAAGAAATTACTAACTTCGCGAATCCCTCATGCTCCACAATTAATTAAGTATAATTTAAATTTCTTTTAACATGGAAAAAGATTTAATTTTCTTCAAGAAGGAAGGTGAAGAAGGAGTAGCTTTAACCGCCACAAGTGCCAATCACATTGCTAATTTAGCTAAGGAGTATATTCAAGGAGTAGAAATGCAACTGAATAATATTAGTTTCTACAATACTGAAATAGCACTAATAGGCAGTAGTGATGCAAACATCACCAATGTGGGAGATACTTTAGAGACACTAAGGTCTTCGCAATCCATGCTTGAGAAGATAGCACAGGCTAAGTCTCTTATAGCTTGGCTGAGAGAAGGTATCAAGGCTAAGGAGTCTCTACTTAGAGGCTTATTGGGTACTGGTTTTGACGATTGGTGCAAAGAAAATGGTATTACTAAGCCTGAATCTCCTTGTCATGGTCATGTATTGACTGAATCAGAGTATTATGCCTCTCTTCCTATTAAGGAAAGAAACAGATACTATCAGTTAGAGACTGAGGCTGCTGTAATAGGTGAATATATTCATCCTAATGGCTCGTTATCTATTGCAAGAAAAGAACTGAAAGATAAAATTCAGCATCCACATGTGGTAGAGGGCAAAGGCAGAGATACACTCATTTATACCTATGTTCCTACTATAGAAATAACTGATGTGGATAATGTGTTCTTTGAGCTTCAAAGGAAACATAGAGAAGTGCAGGCTCAACTGAATTCTATGAAATATAGTTGTGAGCAGGCTATCAATGAGTCCACTAATAGAGAGAACTCAGAATTCAAGGCTGCATCACTAAAGTACCAAGCTGAACTTCAAGACATACTGGCATCTTTTAAGATATGGAGAGATGAGAAATCTCAGGAGTACAGCAAATTGAAGATTGTAATTCCCCACTCACTGTCGGGTATTTATAATATTATCAATTCTTTGGGCAAGTAAATAAGGACTGGGAGTATTGATTCCTAACCTTATTGAATACATATAGTAGATATCTTTAGATATATAGTACGAATATATATTATACAATTATCTGTAAAGAAAGTATATCTAATGTTTTACCATTAGATAGTCTGTCGTTCCAAGTATATTACTCTACGAAGAAGGTAGATAAGTAGAAGATTGTTCTTGTTCTTGATGGAATGGCAGGTTCTTGTTATTGGTATTGATTTTGTATTAGTAGATATCTGCTGTATGTAACTTGTCTCTGTATTTTAGCATAATTGACGGAGCACTTAAAAAAAAAATGAATGAAATTAAATTAAGTCTAAGCATTATACTTCCAGGAAGTACAATGTTCAGCAAGGAAGAGTGCCTTAAAACAACTCGTAAAGTAAAAGTATTGAAGAATGGAAAGAAAATATTCAAAAAAGAATATGTAGAGGATCCAGAAAAGGTAGCTACTCATACTATACTGGTAGAAGGAAGCAAGAAAGGAAAGCCTAAAGCAATACATTATACTACTAGAAAAGCCAGACCAGTCAAACAAGTTATAAATATAAGTAAGGAAGGCTATGATGGCTTGGTTCATAATATTCCGGCAAAATTCAGAAGAAGAAAGCAGGAATGGTTGAACCTTCCGGAGGAACTTAGAGTGAACCACAATGTCTACGAGTTAGCTGAATCTTTGGGAGGAATAGTCGATTCATATGTTATCTTTGAAGACTAGAAATAAATATATAAGATAAAATAAGGGAGGAAACCTCCCTTATTTTTTTTAAGATAAACAGTGATGAAAATGCGTAAGGCAAAATTACTATACTATAATAGACCTGTAAATTGCAGTTACCCTACTGGGGAGCACTTCACAGGAAATCTGGACTACATATATAGTGTAGTTGAAGTTATTTTAAAAATGTATGGTAAAGAACATGGAACTCTTCACTTGGCAGGAAGTGGCAGGTCAGGCAACATACTGTCAGGAGCAGTTGCCGCTAAACTAGTAGAGAGCGGGCAAAATGTTATAATACATGGATTTCCAATAAGTATTCATGAAAATTCACCTTCTTGTATCTCTTCTAGTACTTCTCCTATCATACTGATAGATGATTTTATCTCCACAGGAGATACTATACTTGAATTAATTCAAAAAGCATTGAGTATTACACTAGCTTCTAGAGACAGGTTGAATATGTTATGTATATCTAATGCATTAGATGCAAAGGGAGGGGATTTAGGTAATACATATGAAACCATTAGTGGGCTCTTCGATTATATATGTGGTAATGATAGTGAACAACTAAGATTATGAGAACAGGTACAATAATTAAGTTAATAGTGTGGGCTATCCTATTTGTTGCTATACTTAATATGGGATTAGTAATGATGTCTACATCCAACACAGTAGAGAATATAATTGGGTTCCTTATTATTATATTCCTATTAATTATTTCAATTAAAACCAAATGTTTGACAATAATAAAATTAAAAAGTAAGAGAGATGAAAAGTAAATTTATTTTTGGATTATTATTTGCACTACTAATACTTTCCGTATCTAGTTGTGCTGAGAGAGTAGATGCAGGTTATGAAGGCATTAAAGTTAATCTTTATGGAGATGATAAAGGAGTTGACAAGATTACATTAGTAACTGGAATGGTATGGTATAATCCATTAACGACCGCCATTTATGAGTATCCTACATTTGTTCAAACTGTAGATTACCCGCCATTTAGTGTTAATGCTAAGGATGGCAGTTCTTTTGTAGTAGACCCTACTATTTCTCTAAAAATAGTTGATGGAAAATCTGCAGAGGTGTTTAAGAAATATAGAAAGGTGAATATTACAGAAGTTATTAATACTACACTATACAACTATGTAAGAAATGCTTTTAGAATACAATTAAATGCTTATACTACTGATGAATTAGTTAGTAAGAGAGAAGAATTTGAAAAAGCAATAGAGGATAAACTATCTAAGGAATTATTAGAAGAGAATTTTCAACTTGAACAACTTACATCAGGTTTGCAATATCCTAAAGTTCTAATAGAAGCCATAAATAGTAAGAATGAGGCTGTACAGAAGAGTCAAAAAGCAGAAAATGAATTGGCTATTGTCAAAGCTGAGGCTCAAAAGAAGGTAATATCAGCACAAGCTGAGTATGAAGCTAATATCCTAAGAACCAAAGCTTTAACTCCTCAAATATTGCAACAAATGTGGATTGAGAAATGGAATGGTACTGTACCGACAGTAACCTCTAATGGTAATAGTGGAGTATTTTTAGATATAAGTAAAATAAGTAAATAATATGATTATTTTCATAGTGCTGGCTATGATGGTAATAGGCTTCATGTGGAAGAATATTACCGTATATGATTATACACAAACATCTTCAGGTCCTAGCTATTATTCTCAGCATTGGGGATTAGATAGGGATTCCAGTAGAAGGCTCCCTCTTACTCCTTTGCGTATCATAATGTGGCTCTTATTATTAGTTCCGTGGTTTAATATAGCATGGTTCATAATTCTAATAATACAAATAGCAGTCAAAGCGAGTTACCCGGATGATCCTCATGAGTGCACGATGTGGGTAGTGGAGATTAAAGAGAATAGTCCTAGACTTGCAAAGATGATAAGATCTATATCGGAGTTTCTTAATAGAGAATTAACATGAATAGAGAGGATATACAGCAAGATGCAATAAGATTAATTAGGAGGAACCCAAGAGTAGCCCTACTATGGGCTACCGGCTTGGGGAAGTCCAGAGTAGCTATAGAAATGGCTAATTATTTACAGAGCAGAAAAAAGGAGAGAGAATTAAAGGTTCTTTTAGTGGTAGCTGAAACTGCTCATAAATCGAATTGGGAGGTAGAATTAGCCAAATGGAAGTTCAAGTCCAACAATATCAATATAGAGTGTTATGCCTCTCTAGCTAAATATAGAAACACGTATTGGGATTTAATTATCTTTGATGAAGCCCACCATCTGGGTACTGATCTAAAGATGGATATTCTATCTAGTATGCCTGTAGACAATGTAATATTACTTTCTGCTACTCTTCCTGAGTCTGTAATTCAAGCCCTGACAAGAATTTTCGGTGAATTTCTAGTCTCGAAAATTCCACTTAAAAAAGCATTAGAGTGGAAGATGCTTCCTGAACCTAAAGTATATCTTATTCCATTGTCTTTGAATAAGGAACATTACACCTGTACCATAGTAGAGGAGTGGGGGAAAAAGGAAGATAGAGTCACCTATGAATGTTTATTCCAAGATAGGTGGATGTATTTAAGAAATAAGAATAAATACCCGAATGCAACCCTAGTTATACACTGCAGTGAGCAACAGAAATATGATTATTTGTCCAATCAATTCGAATATTGGAAGAATCTATTTCTATTAAGGAGACAAGAATTCATCAAGAACAAATGGCTTCAAACTGGATCAAAGAGGAAAAGATTCTTGGGAGAATTAAAGACAGATGTCGTAAGGTCTCTACTTTGCAAAGTAAGTAACAAAAGACTTATATGTTTTTGTACCAGTATAGAACAAGCTGAGCAATTAGGAAGTCAAAATGCCATACATTCCAAGAGGGTTGATTCTTTACAGATAATAGAGGATTTTAATCGTAAGAGAATAAATAACCTATTTGCTGTTGGAATGTTACAGGAAGGACAAAACTTAACTGATATCGAGGTTGGAATAATTGTACAACTAGATGGACAAGAAAGAGCATTTATCCAGAAATTCGGTAGAAGTTTAAGAGCTGAAGATCCTATTCAATTTATATTCTATTATGAAAATACGAGGGACACTGAATATCTTAAGAATGTTCTAGAAGGAATAGATAGGAAATATATAACTAAGATTGACAGATTGGAGGACTTGGAATTATGACTACGATATGTTTAAATGAGGAAGCTATAAGGCAAAATGATATGTGCCTGGGGGAAGTTCTTTTAATGCTGGCTATATGTAATAAAGCCGATTTGAAGAAAGCAGAAGTAAGCTTAATTCAAAAAGGTTTTATTACAGCAACTAGAAATGAAAATGGACAGCCTATAGGGTGGAGACTAACCAATGAAGGCTCCAGAATGATAGATTCAGTCATTTTAGACTCTAGTAAAGAACAGGAGCCCCAAGATAGATTAGTTAGCTTGGCTGAAAGATTAAAGGCAATATTTCCCAAAGGGAAGAAGGCTGGCACTAATTATTACTGGGCGGAAGGAGTAGCCTTGATTGTAAGAAGACTCAAGCTGTTTTTCAGGAAATATGGAAATAAATTTACTGATGAACAAATAATTCAAGCAGCAGAGAAATATGTGCAAGGATTTAATGGGAATTATACATATATGAGGTTACTGAAATATTTTATATTCAAGGAAAAAATAGGAGCTGCAGGTGAAGTAGAGGGAGACTCTGAACTAATTAGTTACATGGAGAATGCAGGTCAAGAAGAAGAATTAAGTAATGATTGGACATCTACATTAAAATGAATACATTAGGAGAAAGGGTATTAGATAATCTCAATATCAGAAGAGAACGAATCCTTAATGGGCAATTGAACTGTATTCCGTCTCCCTTCAAGAGATTTAGTACTGACTTTGTAGGTATAGAACAATCCTGTTATTACACTATAACTAGCTTTACTAAGGGAGGCAAATCGCAATTTGCATCATATACCTTTATCTATAAACCATTAATGTTTTGTTATTATACAAAAGCGGATATAGATATAAAGATATTATATTTTCCTCTTGAAGAAACTCCTGAGAGGATACTGCAAAGATTTATATCATGGTTGCTATTTGACTTTAGTGAAGGAAAGATAAGAATCAGCCCAAGAGATTTAAGGAGTACTACTAAAGCAGTTCCGCAAGAGATACTAGATATTATTAAATCTGATGAGATACAAGACATAATTAAGTATTTCGAGGAACATGTGGTGTTTCCTGATGAAGCATGTAACCCGACAGGTATATATAAGTATTGTGTAAAATATGCTGAGGAACATGGAAAAGTTTATCGTAAAATAGGAAAGTACAAAGACGAGTTAGGGATAATTCAAGAGAGAGAAGTATTTGATAGGTATGAACAGGATAACCCCAATGAGTACAGACTTATAATGATTGACACTATTAATCTTATAGATACTGAAAAGGGGATGACATTAAAGCAGTCTGTTGATAAGCTCAGTGAATATTGTGCCAAATATTTAAGAAACAGATATCACTATTCTCCAGTAGTCATTCAGCAGCAAGCCTTTGAACAAGAAGGCAATGAAGCTTTTAAAATAGGGAAAGTAAGACCCTCGGTTGCTGGATTAGGAGATAGTAAATATACTTCGAGAGATAGTAATGTAGTCCTTGGTTTATTTTCTCCCTTCCGATTTGCACTTAAGGAATATGAAGGATATGATATTCTTAAGTTTAAAGATAATATACGATTCCTAGAAGTAATCGTCAACAGAGATGGAGAAATGGGTGGATTATGCCCATTATTCTTCGATGGAGCAGTGTGTAGATTTGAAGAACTTCCTAAACCTGGTGACAAGGAGAATATACAAAAAGTGTATCAGTACTTGAATAAGTTAAGAGGTATTACATCCAAACTATTCTTCAAATACAGAAAGAGTGAGGGAAACACAAGAATGCTATACCATAAATTTAGTAAATTAAGTAATTTCTACACATGGGTAACAGAAGCATATGGTAAATTCATTAGTAACAGAGAAAAAAAAAGTAATACAGATGGCAAATGCAGTAATTATTTTAGGTAAGAGTGGTACTGGCAAATCCAGTAGTATAAAAGGATTAGATCCTAGCGAGGTAGTAGTCTTGAATGTTTTAGGTAAAAAACTTCCATTCAAAGATAGTAATAAGCTCTATAACAAAGACAAGAAGAATCTATTTAGAGTAGATGACTATTCTCAAGTTATAAGCCTGTTGCAGAATATAGATAAGGGAGCTCCACATGTTCATAATGTAATATTAGATGATGCTATATACGTTATGAGAAAGGAATACTTCAAAAGAGCAAAGGAGACTGGATATGGTAAATATACAGAGTTAGCTATGCACTTTCAGCAGATTATCTCGACTATAGAATCAATGAGGGAGGATATCAATGTTTTCTTGATTCTTCATAGTGAAGAAATTCAAAGTGATAAAACTATAGTCGGTTACAAGGTAAGTACCGTAGGGCAGCTTATTGACAATCAATATAATCCAGTAGAGGTTGTGCCAATGGTACTTTATTCTGCTATTAAGTACAATGACAAGGGAGAAGCGACTTATGGATTCTATACTCATAGGTTTATGGATGGATTGGTAGAAATTCCTGCTAAATCTCCAGCGGATATGTTCAATGAAGACTTCATACCAAATGATCTTGGTATAGTATCAAAGGCTATGAAGGAGTATTATGGATAAGGAAACTATAATTAGAGTGGTAGATAAAATTACAAGAGGAGGAGCTATTGAAACAGAAGAAGTAATTAATCTATTCACAGAATATTGTTGTAAAGAGCACAATAAAGATGTTGAGTTAACAAAACATTTCATTAAGATCCTTTTAAGTATTGGGATTATTGGTACATATTTTACTGAAATAGTAGAATATTACAAGCGTAAATTAAATATAGTAGAAATAAAAGATAGTAATAACAAAACAATTTTAGTGTATTAACATGAAAACAATTTCAATTAGACAACTAGCTACCATAAAAAGAGTAGCACAAAATGTAAGTTCTTTAGTTATTAGAAAGAATAAATTGACAGAACAAATAAAAGAACTGAGTAAGGAATGCAATGACTTGATTAATGAAATAGAAGGCCATGAAGTCGGAGTAAAAATGCTCACAGGACATACTAGTGAGGAACTAATAACCAGAGTAGTTGAGGATACTGGTAAAATGGATAGAAACGGGAAACCTATTAAAATAACTAAATACGAACCAAAAGAAGGTGTATTAGTATTTAATGAGAAAGAGAAAGTGTATGAAATCCATGATGAATTCTTCCAATGTTCTGAGATGGATGATGATGTACCATCTGAAGGTCCCAGCTTTAGTTAAGAAATATCAAGTAAACAATATTTATTATTAAGTATATTAAAAAATATTAAGTATGACGAACAAAATCTTTATGGCTTTTGCCACAGGTAGTGAATCTACAGAAGGTAGTGCAGTTAAAAAGTATATTGGAGTAGGCTCAGTAGGTGTGTTAGCTGTTAATCCTGATAAGGAAACACTAGAAAAATTGTATAATACCACTATTAATGATGGCCCTTCATATTTAAGTGAAGTTGAAGTTGGTCCAGAAGGTGATAAACATACTGTTCCTCAAGTAAGAATAGATTTTATTGTACAGACAGACCCTGAGAAATGCAATGGAATTGATATGAGAACTAAAATATCTTTCTTCATTGCCAGGGAGGTTAGATATAACAGAGATGGAAGCAAAGTTCAAGTAATAAATAAATATGGAGAAACTACTTGGCTGCCTATAGAAAATGCAAAATCTGGCACTGTTCCATCCAACCTTAATTGGTTCGAACCTGCTGATTTTAGGCCGGCTTATATAGGGGAAGAGGATCTTACAGGATTCTTGAAGGCATATTTAAATATTCCTAATAAATCCTATAGAAAATCCAATGGAGAAGTGGTAGAACTTCCTAATAAAGCTGATGCGGAAGCTAGATTGGATAAGATTGAAAATTATTTCAAAGGAGATTATTCAGAATTGAAAGAAGCAATTTCTTTGCAGCCTAAGAACAGAGTCAAAGGTCTATTCGGAGTAAGAACTACTGAAGATGGCAAACAGTATCAAGCTGTTTATGTTCAAAAGTTCTTGAAGAATAGTGTGGCAGATTATAGCAAACTGGATGAAGAACTTCAAAACAGAAAAGCCGCTGGAGCTTATCCTACTACAGAATTTGAAGTCTGTGATTTAAAGGAGTACACAATAGAACCGACTGACTTCAATAATGACTTGACCCAGACAGGATCTCCTTTTGACATGCCAATGCAACCCTCTCCGTGGTTTGATAAATAATAATAAATAGAAAAATAATGTGAATATGCCGTTTATTTCTGGAAGATCTTCAATTAACTTAGAGGACATATTGAAGAAAACAACAGAATCTAGTATTCTATACTTTTATTTGGGTATCACTGAAATACCTTGTATAATAAATTCTCCTCTCAGAGAAGATAAAAGACCTTCTTTTGGGTTATACTCTAGAGATGGAAAGAGAATATTTTATGTTGATTTATCTACAGGAGACAGAGGAGGATTATTTGACCTTCTGTCTAAAATGTGGGGAATATCATATGTAGAAGTTTTAGAAAGAATAGATAAGGATATGCTTAGATTCTCTAATAATTCTAATATAAGACCTTATAATTCCTGCAGTATAATTACTACTAAAAGTTATAACAAGTCAATTGACTTACAATGCAAAATAAGAGAGTGGAGGAAACATGATATAGAGTACTGGGAATCCTTTGGAGTGAGTCTGGAATGGTTAAAATATGCTGATGTTTATCCTATATCTCATAAGATCGTGATAAAGGATGGAGTGAGAAGGGTGTATGCAGCAGATAAATATGCCTATGCGTATGTAGAACGTAAAGAAGGAAAGGTTACTTTGAAGATTTACCAACCATTTAACAAAGATGGTTATAAATGGAGTAACAAACATGACTTGTCTGTAATTAGTTTGTGGACAAAAATACCTGAATATGGAGATTCAGTATGCATATGTTCTTCTGTAAAAGACGCTCTTTGCTTATGGGCTAATACCGGAATTCCATCCTTAGCTGTTCAGGGAGAAGGCTATAGAATAAGCAACACAGCTATTAATGAGCTTAAAAGAAGGTATAAAAGGATATTCATATTATTTGATAATGATGAAGCAGGACTTATAGATGGGGAGAAACTGGCTAAATCCACAGGATTTACTAACTTGATATTACCTAAATTCGAAGGAGATAATGATATATCAGGCCTTTATCATTCTCTTCAAGACAAGAATGACTTCATCAAAATAATGAAAGAATTATTTGAAAAATAAAAGAAAAAAAAGATAAAAAACATTTAATAAAATTAATTATGGAAGCAAGAAAAATCACAATCGTATCTACGAGAACACAAGAGAAAAAAGTAATTATGTCCAGTGCTACTACATTAGGGGAACTGAAGAGAGATCTGGATAGAACAGGCGTAAATTATCAGGACATGACATTCTATGAAGGACTTTCAAAAACTGAATTAATCGATGATGGTTCTATTCTTCCTCATGATGTCCTTTATAAAGGACAGACTACTAATGAGCTTGTGTTCATGTTGACTTCTCCTAATAAAAAGATTAAATCCGGAGCTGTAAATAGAAAAGAGATTTACAATGGTATAAAAGAATATCACTTGGAAGATGCCTGTATTAGAAAGTATGGGAAAAATTATACTCTGTGTAAATCTGAAGATCTTCTGAAACTGATTGAAGAGCATCACGGTTCTACATCTAAGGAAGAAGCTCCCAAAGGTGATTTAGAGAAAGAAGTAACTTCATTGAGAACCTCTATTAAATGTCTGTTAGACTCTTTGGTAGATGCTGAAATTTTGGAAAGAGAGGAGGCTACTAATATTCTTAGTGGTAAGTACTCCTCTAACACTGCAAAGCCAAAAAAAGGGCTCTCCACCTACTCAGATGATGAGATTGATGAAATGTTTGATTTTGTTTGATAAGGGTTTGTTTACTAGCAGGTAAGATTTTTCTTACCTGCTTTTTTTTTATTATATGATATGATAGGGGAAAAAACTAGGAAAGTTATAGAAGCAATATGTAAGGAACATTTACGAAATGTAACAAGTGTACTGGAAATATTCGAAGATTTCTTTGGAGAAGATAAGGTAGACTTACAAAATGTTCCTACCATTTCAGAAATAGAAGAGGAATTCTCGAAAACTTATGATAATATAAGTATTGGAACAGCACTGGGCACTGAGGAGTCATCCAGGTTAAAGGAAAAAATGTCTAATATACAATTAATAAAGGACATACCTGATGAAATTCTAAGTAGTATCCCTAGCATTAGGGATCTTCTGGATAAGATAATGTCGAAATTAGAGAGTGAGATACAGTTTTACATCATAGTATACTTCCCAAGAGTAAGAGTTAGTAATGAACATGATCATTTTATAGATATTACTGAACTATATGTCAAAGTACCAATAGATATGGGGGGCACTATGGAAGGATCCTTCTCTTTTAATAGAGGGGAATATACAATGACACAGTATTTTTGTGACTATATGCATTCCCATGTATGTGGAATACCAAGGGAGAACTTTAAAGAGTTTCTTCAAGTGTGTTTGGGAAGCGGTCCTATAAGAAATACAGTAAATTCCTTGAACTTTCATTATGATTTGGATATTTGGAGACTGTTTTGTGTAGAATTGGAGAAGTATGTAGCAACAGAATCCCTAAGTGGAGGTCCTTATAGGAGATTAGAGGAAGTAGTTTTTAACAGAAGTGCTAAAATAGTTCATATCAGTCTTAATGATTCGGTATATATAGCATCATGTTTGAGGCCTATGGTTTATGATTTCATTAAATATTTCATAGAACAGAAAAAACTTATCTTCAATTACAAAAATGGGGGTTATTCTATTGGTATGAGTATAACGAAATTTATACTACTAGTAAGTAATGAATTTATCAATTGGTTTAATACCAAAGGAAGATATATATATCAAAAAGGAATGATAAGAAAAGAGGAAGAGTCTCTAGAAAATATTTTAACCAAAGTATTTGTATCGAAGGGTATTATTTACAGAATCACTAATATCCTGGGTATTTTAGAGATTGATAAATCTAATCTAGGAGTGATGGGCACATTTAAGGGGAAAGAAGTAGTAGTTCATATAGTAGAAGGAGATACTATTAATAATTATATTACTACCATCTTAAATCCAGGGATAATAGGTTTTTTACTGAATAGAATATTAAAATTAGTAAATTGTAAATATGGAAGGAATAAATCAAGTCTTAGAGACGAGTCAGAAAAAAGTAGAGAAACAAACAATTCAGATGACCGAGAATTCTACTACTTATAAAATGATAATACCGAAGAAAGTAGAAGAAAAAATAATATACATATGTAGAAAGGTATGGAAAGATGAGTGGTCCGGAGTTCTATTTTTTACATCTGAGGGATCCTTTGAAGATAGAAGTCTAATCATAAAATGTGAAGATATATGTGTTATGGATATCGGAAGTTCTGCTTATACGGAGTTTGATATGTCTCCTGATGTATGCAGTTATGTAGTGAACAACCCTGAGCTGTTAGATTGTCATATGGGATTAATCCATTCACATAATAACATGGATACCTCCTTCAGTGGAACAGATATAAGAACTCTGAAAGAGGAAGGATTGGATAGGAATCACTTTGTTTCCTTAATAGTTAATAATAGAGGGAATTATACAGCAGCCATAACTAGAAGATTGGTTAACAAGTGTATTGTGGAAAGTTTCTGTTATCCTAGTTTTGGTAACACACAAATCAAGGAAGTTCGAAATTTTGAAGGAACTAATACTGAGGAATTGGAATATTACTACCTTGATATAGAAGTAGAAGGGTGTAGTGAATATACAGAGTTAGAATCCAGACTTAAAGAGATAGAGGAGTCTAAGATTCAGAAAATAAATAGTAGATTTGATCCTCCTCTTCACACGTATAAGCCTTTTTCCAAGTTTGAATCATTGACACAAAAGGATACATATAATCTAATGGAAGAAGATGATTTAAGTCAGAGACAGCAGACTTTAAAATTTAGAGATGATACAAAGAAGCATAGTTTTGATAAAGGTCTGGCAAAGTCTTTAGCCCTTCAATTAGTAACAGGAAGTGTGGTTATCCCTAGAGAAAGTAAAATAAATATAAAATCTTGGGTAGCAGGAATGATACCTATATATGAAAGAAGATTTGGGAAGGGAGAAGAAGGACTGGAGATGTTCAAGAAGTGGGCTGAAGGATTTATAGAATTCCTATGTTGGTATACAATAGATGAGGATTTGGTTAAACAAGGAGTGGATGACGATGAGATAGTTACATTATGTGCTACTGCAATCAAAGAAGAATTAGAGAAGCTTGATAGTAATATATATATAGGAGAATATATTAAAATATTATGTGATTATATTTTTTAAAGGAGAAATGATAATATGAAAAGATTAGATCAAAGCCCTAATGAATCACTAGCTGTAGGGGACTTAATAGAGTTAATCAAAGGAAAGGCTATTTCCAGTATTAGGCAAGTTATTATGGATGGAGAATTTGTTAGTGAAATTACTGTAGAGGGTAGTAAATTTTATCTTGATGAAGAAGAACATTCTATGTTAATATCTGCACTAATAGATCAGGATTTGGTTATAGATAAAATTCCTGAAAATTCTAAGACCTTATTAATAAAAGAAGGGACATCTAGATTTAACTCTGCCCTTTGGTTTGATAAGATACTTAAGCAAAATATTACTGTAGCTGGATTAGGAGGGATAGGAAGCTATGTAGTATTTATGTTATCTAGAATGGATGTCAGGTCACTAACTTTATATGACCCAGATAAAGTAGAAACAGTTAATTTGTCCGGACAGTTATATAGTAAGTCTCAAATAGGTCTTTATAAGGCAGATGCTATAGCAGATATGATAGAAAATTATTCAGACTATCATAGTGTTTCAGCTCTAACTAAAAAACTGGATACCTCTTCAGCTATAACTGGAATAACTATTTGTGGGTTCGATAATATGAAAGCTAGAAAGGATGCTTTTAAGAATTGGACTGATAGGGTGTTAGAATTACCCAAAGAGAGGCGAGAAGAATGTCTGTTTATAGATGGCAGATTGGCAGCAGAAGAATTTCAAGTGTTCTGTATAAAAGGAGACGATATGGATAATATACGAAGATATGAGCCTTATTTGTTCTCAGACTTTGAGGCCGATCCTACTGTATGCAGTTATAAACAAACTACTTTTATGGCTAATATGATTGGATCTGTTATAGTTAATTTGTTTGTCAATTTTATAGCAAATAAATGTAATCCACTTATAGACAGGGACCTTCCGTTCTATACTGAATATAATGCAGAAACTATGTATTTTAAAACTATATCATGATGATTTTTTCAGAAAAATATATAGAGGACTTATACAAAGCAATATCAATTAGTAGACCCTCAGTATCTGTCCCTTCACTATATGGAAGTAACAATACAAACCCGTATAGAATTCTTGTTGAAGCTACTCTAAGAGAGGATATGAATATAGAGATTCCCACTATACTGAGGAGCCAATTCTCTAAACTATCTGGGAGTGAGTTCGATGAGCTGTTGTCAAGAAAATGTAGAATAGTTACTCCTGTGTTCTTAAACTCAAAAGAGAATACTGCATTAGGAAGTAACTCATTAATTAGAGCCTTATTTGATTCATTCTCCTTGAGTAAAGTGTCTTGTAAAGATCAGGTGTACTATGGATGTAGAGGAATAATATTAGATAGATGCATGAATATGTTACTAATGGTTAACTCCTGTTGCGTATTGAAGGATCACAGGTTAACTCCTACTAGAAAGATAGTAGTACATGTGTCTCCGACGCTATTCTTATTAGATAGACCAGGTATATTAGAGAAACATATAATTAAAAGGGTTATTCCTGCATTCCTTTCGGAATTGGTAGATTATAGATACCTAAACCAAGTGGAAGTTAAAATAGATAATGCTGAAGAGTTCATAAAGACTATTCCTCCACCTCAAGGCGAAGATATAAATGAATCTCTAAATAATTTTTTAGAAAATAATATAGACGATTTACTAGCACTTGAATGACGACAGAAGAATATTTTGGAGGTTGGATGAAGGTCATTGATAAAGTAGAGCTTAATCATGTAATGAATATGTTATCTAAGGAGTATATGATAAAGCCTGTATGCCCTAAGCAAACTGATGTGTTTAGGGCTTTTAAGTTATGTCCATTCGAGGATTTGAAGGTAGTGTTTCTAGGGCAGGATTTTGGTAATAATCTATAAATAATTTAACTAGAATATTGCAATATTAGGTCAAATACCTTATCTTTGTGCCAAATTCTTAATGGTATGAAGAATTACAAGGAAATTAAAGTAGAAAATGATCTAAGACAACTTCTTATAGGAAGTTTGTTAGGTGATGGATGTTTTTGTTCAGTAGGAAAAACAGCTAAAAATATGTGTCTTAGTATAGCGCACTCTGAAAAACAAAAAGAATATCTTGAGTATAAATGGGAGATACTAAATAAATATAACTTAGTATCTCCTATAGTTGAATATCATGTAAATAATAAAAGATATTTACATGAATTAGTTGGATATAGATTTAAATCTAGATTACATCCTATTTTTACAAATATAAGATTAAAATATTATGACTCTAATGGACATAAAAGAATCTTTGAAGAATTTGTAAAAGATATAGATGCTTTAGGTTTGGCTATATGGTATATGGATGATGGTTATGTAACTAAAAATTCATGTACCTTATCTACTTGTTCATTTACTCTTGAAGAACAGCTTTTGTTAGCTAACATATTATTAAATAAATTTGACTTACATTTTACTGTAGGCAAACATGATAATAGTATGTATCTACAAGCTAAGGATTTTCCTAAGTTTGTAGAACTAATTAAAGATTATATTATTCCATCCATGCAATATAAACTAATTACTTATAGTAAAAGAAGGGTTCTGGATAAACAGGGTGAATTGCTGGAACAACTTAATGAGTCAATCAGCAGCCAAGCTACAGAAGAGCATAAAAGTATGTAGAAGGTTCAGAGACTAACAGGTGAATAGCTCAAATAATAAACCTGACACGAGTGCCCTGCATTGGAAACAATGAAGATATAGTCCGAACTATATAGTAATATATAGAACCAAAGGATAAAGAGCCTTTGGGGTAACAAATTGCCTTATCCACAAAAGGGAGTAGCTACTGGAGTACTGTTTGGAAATAGAAAAGAAGTTTCAGAAGAAGATTTGTCGCCTTCTCTAAAAATATTAAAAGAAGCAGTGATAAATTTGGAAATTCCACATGATAGCATTATCTTTGACCAAACTTTAGAGAACTGGGCTAAGCAGGGTATATTAATGATTAACTCTGCTCTTACTGTGGAGATGAATAAAATAGGCTCCCATGTTATGTTATGGAGACCATTCATATCTAAATTATTAAAGAATCTTTCGGAAAATTTGTGTTCTATTGTATATGTATTATTCGGTAAACAAGCTGGAACATTTGATCCGTATATCAATAAGAATTTCAATCATGTTTTGAAGATTGAACACCCTGCATATTTTGCAAGGAGTGGGACAAAGATGCCTCATTATCTATTTGATGAAATAGATAAAAAATTAAGAGATATTTATGGGTATTCCATAAAATGGTATGAAGAATATTGACATTAAACAGAAAAATATGAATAAGAAAAGGTATTACACTAAAGCAGGTGAAGAAGTAAAAATGGGTGACGTTATAAGAAGAGTACGTAGGGGAGATTACTTTTCTGTAATTCAAGAATTTATTGTACTTCCTAATAGCATAAGTAAACTAATTAAAAAAGGTTTAATAGTAGAGAGAGAAGATCTAGAAGAAGGACCCCTTAAATCTGAAAAAGATGTAGAGTATTATCTTAGGAAAATATGCCAAAAATCCAGTCTAAATGAAGAGAATTCTATAGAATTCCTTTTTACCTTACTTAATATTTGTCCAGCTTCACTATATACTATGTTCTTAAGGGAAATAGCTATCGATCTAGATGCCAATTATGAAGATCATATTAGTAATAGCCCTAACATATACATGGCAGATATAATTAGTATGAAAGTTTATAACCTGAAAAAAGAATGTATCAAGGATTACAAAAACTTCGCTGCTTTCAGATCTGCCAGAGAAGCCCAAATTGCTCTTGGATTATTGGAAGAGTTTCAAAATTTGCTAACGCAAGAATGTTTTGACTTTAAATGAAAACTGCAAATAAAAAGATAAGGAATGCTACTGTCTGCAAGGATAGTAGCATTACCTTTAAGAGTGTTATAGAGAAGAGATTTTATAATATCCTTTTACAACATGGATTTGATCCTCAATATGAACCTAAGACCTTTACCTTGTGGGATGGATTTCAACCAATGACTCCATATTATGATATGGAGACAGATAGGCAAAGAGCCAAGAGACTTGAAGAAGGAATAAACAATTGTCCTTCAAGGATATTAATACAGAAGACTGGAAAGATAGTAGGAATCAGATATACTCCAGACTTTTACTTTAAATATAACAATCTCAATGTGTATATTGAGGCTAAGGGGATAGAAAATGATGTATTTTATATCAAGAAGAAAATGTTTTTGTATTACTTGGACCAGCTCTACACAAAGAGCGGTGAAAGATCTATATATTTTGAGGTGTATACAAAAAAACAACTTCTTCAAGCAATAGAAATTATAAAAAATTATGAGCAGCACACCTGTAGATAGAATTAGGAAATTAATTGGTTTACTTCCTGAAAAGGATATTCATTTAGGCTATAAATTCCTAGATAATAGAGACTTTTACTCGTTGAAGGAGCTAGTAGATTCTGCAATAAATAAGATACGAATGGACAGAAGGAAAGAAAATCCTAGGCCAGAATATTTAAAGATTGATCTAGACAGCCTTAATGTGTTAAAGTCTGAGGTAGATGTGTACTTAATGCAACTTGATTTTCCTAGTGATTTAGAGTATTAAGGTATGAAATCTTTGTATGATATTTCTTGGAAAGTGAATGAAGAGGAGTATAGATCTGACCCAGCTTATTCTTATTCTGTTATAGCCAGATTTAATAGAGAAGGATTTAATGGTTTAGGCAATCTATATGATAAAATAGAGACTCCTTCTTTGTTATTTGGAAGTATGGTAGATACTCTTCTTACAGATGGTCAAAAGGAATTCGATAAAAGATATGAAGTAGCTGAACTTCCCGATATTAGTGACTCCCTAGCCCAGATAGCTAAAATGTTATTTAATACATATCATGAATCCTGCAAAGGCATAGAGCAAATACCAGACAATATTATATCAGACATAGGAGAATCTTGTGGATATTATTCTAATCCTAAGTATGCTTCCTATAGAATAAGAAAGATAAAGGAAGAGTGTAGAGATTATTACTCTCTATTATTTTTATCTAAAGGTAAAACACTGGTATCTACCAAAGATTATATTAGTGCATGTGAATGTGTGGAAGTATTAAAGACGCATAGAATGACTAAGTGGTACTTTGAATGTAATAATCCTTTCAATCCTGAGGTAGAAAGATTTTATCAATTGAAGTTCAAAGGGGAATGGAATAAAATTCCGCTAAGATGTATGGCTGACCTACTCATAGTTAATCATAAGGAGAAATATATCATTCCTTGTGATTTAAAAACATCTGGGAAGAGTGAATGGGAATTCTATAAGTCTTTTATAGACTGGAATTACTGGATTCAAGCTCAGCTTTATTGGTATCTTATAAGACAGACCTTGGACAAAGATGAGTTCTATAGAAATTATAAACTATTGGATTACAGATTTATAGTAATCAATAGATATAATAAGAAGCCTCTTGTATGGATCTATGATGATACCAGTAAGTTCGAAGACCATGTCTACGGAAGAAATAAACAGTATTTATGCAGGCATTGGAGTAAGATAGTATCAGAACTTCATTATTATTCCACTCATAATGTGGAATATCCTGCAAATATTTCAGAAATTAACGTAATAACAAATTGGTTAAATAATGAATGATTTATTGAATTATTTTAATGGAGATGAATTAGCGGCTTCCACATGGAAAAACAAGTACGCTATGGAAGGAGAAACTACTCCTGATGATATGCATAGGAGACTCGCTAAGGAATTTGGTAGAATAGAGAGAGAATATGCGAATAATACTCCTATGAGTCAAAAAGGCAGGTTAGTATTATCCCCTTATGGGAATGAAAGGAAAGAGCTAAAAGAGGAGGATATATATGAACTGTTCAAGAACTTTAAATATATAATCCCTGGAGGTTCTGTTATGTCCGGATTAGGTACAGGAAAATTGGTCTCTTTATCTAACTGTTTTGTAATAGGTTCTCCAGTAGATAGTTACTCTAGTATAATGAATACCAGAAGCCAGCAAGTCCAGCTCATGAAAAGGAGAGGAGGAGTAGGTTATGATTTATCTAATCTAAGACCAAGAGGAGCTGCAGTGAATAATGCAGCTAAATCATCTACTGGTGCAGCAAGCTTTATGGATGTATGTTCTGATATCACCAATGAGGTAGCACAGAATGGTAGACGTGGAGCTTTAATGTTAAGTATTAGTATAAATCACCCTGACATTGAAGAGTTCATTACTAAAAAGCAAGATCTTACCAAAGTAACTGGAGCCAATATAAGTGTGAAAGTCACAGATGAGTTCATGAGAGCAGTAATCAATGATGAAGATTATTTGCTTAGATGGCCTGTACATGCCAATTATGATCCTTCTCAATTAGAAGAGATGGAATATGATAAATTACTCTGCTTTGGGGAAGCCCTTCCTGCTGAAAAAAGAGTTTGTTTAAAAAAGATTAAAGCAAGAAAGTTATGGAATACTCTAATGCATTGTGCATATAATACAGCTGAACCTGGAATAATGTTTGAAAATGCTATGCATGATTATGCTCCTGATGGTGTTTATGAAGAATTTAAGATGATCGGGACAAATCCTTGCTTTCATCCTGATACTCTCATTGAAACTGTAGAAGGCAGAAAGAGAATTGCTGATATAACTGAACCTACTTATGTATATAGCATGAATGAGGAAGGGCATATTTGTATAGTTCCCTCTACAGCAGCTTTTAAGACAAGAGATAATGCTAAAACATTAAAGATTGTCCTAAGAAATGGATCTTCTATAATGGTTACGCCTAACCATAAAATGTTCGTTCAAGGAGTGGGATTTATAGAAGCTCAAAATCTTAAGATAGGAGATAGAATTGCTCATATCCTAAGGAGCAGAAGAGGAAGGAGATATGTCGGAGTGAAACTTACTACCGAGGGAAATAGGGACTATGTAATGGAGCATAGACTTGTTTATGAGGGAGTATATGGTCAGCAGATTGATAAGGATATTCATCACTTAGATGCAAATCCATTTAATAATGTAATTAATAACCTTCAATCTATTGATCACTCTAAACATGCTAGACTTACAGCATTAGAACAGAATCCACAAAATCACCAGGTCAGAGGAGAAGATGGGAGGTTTGTCCCAAGTGAAAAAACCCCAGCTTGGAAAAATACAGAGCCATTACCTGATTACTTAGCTACTAAGTGTAGAAATCAGTGGGATAATTGTATAGTTAGCATTGAAGAAGGTGAACAAGTAGATGTATATGATATACAAGTACCTGGAACACATTGTTTAATTGCTAATAATATGGTTGCTCATAACTGTGGAGAAATACCAATGGGTCCCTTTGATAGTTGCCGATTGATACATATTAATCTGACAAGCTATATAAAAGATCCATTTACGGAAGAATCTTATATTGATAAAGACTTACTCTACAAGCATTCCTACGAAGCTATGAGATTAGCAGATGATCTTGTAGATCTTGAATTGGAAGCCATAGACAGAATTATAAATATAGCTAACGGTGAATCTGACTTTGTAGAATTTAATCTATGGAGTAGAATAAGAGAGACTACAAGAAGAGGTAGAAGAGCTGGTCTTGGTTTTACTGGATTGGCAGATGCCATAGCTATGTTAGGGCTGAAATATGATTCTGATGAAGGTATTCAAAAAATTGAAGATCTGATGAGGATTATATTTAAGGGTCAATTGGACTCTCAAATAGATATGACTATTGAGAGAGGAGCATTTCCAGCTTGGGATTCACATAAGGAATATACTGTTATACCCCATCGTGGCAAGAACAAATGGTATGAATTCCTTAGTGATAATTTCCACACAGAGGCTATTAAAATGAAATGCTTAGGCCGAAGAAATATAAGTTGGTCGACTGTTGCACCCACAGGCACTGTGAGTATTATGGCTCAATGTTCCTCTGGAATAGAGCCTGTCTTTTTACCATTCTATAGAAGAAAGAGAAAATGTATGTCTCCTAATGATAAAGTAGATTATACTGATGTAAAAGGAGAAAAATACACTTTATTCACAGTGGTTCATCCTAATTTAGCCAAATGGTTATGCTATTCTACATTCAAAGGGAACTTCAATGATCCTGAATATTTGGAGAAGTTACAGGATATGGAATATCTTAAAGAGGCTTTTAAGAAGAGTCCTTATTATGGATCTACAGCACCAGAGATAGATTGGAAGCAAAGAATCAAGTTGCAAGGTATTGTACAGAAATATATCACTCATAGTATTAGTTCTACAATAAATCTTCCAAAAGAGATTACTGAAGAGGAGATTGCTGATATTTATATAGAAGCATGGAGAACAGGAAATAAAGGACAGACTATATATAGAGATGGTTGTAGGGAAGGAGTCTTGAATAAGATAGAAAAGCCTAGTACTATAAGTAATAGACAAGCTCCTAAGAGACCTAAAGAGCTTGAAGCTGACTATCATCAAGTCAAAGTGAAAGGGGAACAATTTATCGTTCTTGTAGGATTGTTAGAAGGGAAACCTTATGAAATTTTTGCATTCAGACCTCTAAGACCTATTGATATTCCTCCCCATAAAGGAAAGATTATCAAGAAAGGTAAAATGCACTACAGCTTTGATAGTAAGTTTATTCAATTATCTGATTTACAGTTGGCTAATACTAATATAGAGGAGAAAGCCGCTACTTTATATTCATCAATGCTATTAAGACATGGAGTTAGCATTGAATTTATTACTAAAACAGCCAAAAAAGTAAATGATAATATAACTTCCTTCAGTTCTGCCATGTGTAGAATATTAGCCAAGTATATTAAATCTTCAGAGATTAAAGGAGAAGTGTGCCCAGAGTGCGGTGGAAACCTAGTTAGAGATGGAGGTTGTACACACTGCATGAATTGTGGTTATTCAAGATGTGATTAACTAATAACTATTTAATTATGGAAACTGTAGTATTGGATTATCAAAGTTCCACCGTGGATTGTATAAAAATACCAGAGGAGGTGGCTAATAAAATAGATAATGTAGAAGAGTACCTTAAAGCTATAGGATATAACGCAGATAGTATCTCTTTTATGGTAGGAAGTAAAATTATGTTTAAAAAGAAGAGGGCTTTGACTCCCCCTCATATAGTAGATTACAATTATTTGTTTTAATAATAAAAAGAAATAGAATAAATATGAAGCTTAAGATAAAAGTGAAAGTATTAGTAGATGGCTGCATGCCCGAAATTAGTAAACTTGGAGACTGTATAGATTTGAAAAGTGCTATTGACATGGACATTCCTGCTCCTCAATCAGGCACTCTCAAGAAAAGAGCAGATCAAGATGGAAATGAAGTTGGATACAGGAATGTAACAATGGAAACTTACTATGTACCACTTGGAGTGGCTATGGAATTACCAAAAGGATTTACAGCCAAAATACTGTCAAGAAGCAGCATACCTAGAAAGATGGGATTGTTCATTCCTAATGGTATGGGTTTCATAGATAATATTTATAAAGGAGAAGAAGATGAATGGAACTATATTTGTTCTCCAATGAGAGAAACCTCTATTAAAAAGGGGGATAGAATCTGCCAATTTGAAATCGGACTTAGTCAACATGCTTCTACATGGCAGAAGTTAAAATGGCTATTAAGTTCTGGAATAAAATTGGTTGAGGTAGAGAATCTGGAAGGAAAACAAAGAGGAGGTCTTGGTTCCACTGGACTTAGATAATAACTAAAAAAATTATGAGGCATGATATTAGATATAATAATCGTGATATTAATGGTATTAGCAGTAGCTTTTATTGCTAATACCATCATGGAAGTAAGGAATAGAAACAATAGTAAAATCTCCTTTAAAGAATCTATGGATTTAACAGAGCTACCAGTAGCAACATTTAACTGTAATAGAAAGAAATTAAATTTTCTATTGGACACAGGTAGTAATTTATCCTATATAAACAGTTCTGTTTTACCTCTTCTAGACCATGAAATCATTGATGGAGAATCTAGTGTGATAGGATTTGAAGGGAATGAAGTTAGTACTGGCTCTTGCAGAATTACAGTAACATATAAGAGAAAAAGATTTGAAGAAGAGTTTAATATAGCTGACTTAGATGCAGCGTTTAAAGTGATTAAGCAAGAATCCGGTGTACAATTTCATGGAATCTTAGGAAGTAGATTCTTTGAAAAATATAAGTATGTCATTGATTTCGAAAACTTGATAGCATATATGAAATAATGGATAACATAATAAAACTTAATTCTAGGGGAGGAATAGATAATTGTCTAAGAAAACTCAAGAATATGAGTGGAAAAGATTCCAAAACCTATGTATTAAAGCATGATTATATAAATGTGAAATCTGGGTATGTAGAAGAGACTAAGAGATTTATTTCTCCGCCAGGAGGCCCCATGATAATAGAAGGAGAGTTCCTGAAAGAAGCTGGAGCAGTTGTTAAGTCTATTATTTATTCAATAGGGTATGGACATATTATAATATTTGAATAATGATATATGTAGTTACGAAAAATATAGAATTATTTGAACCTGAGAAGTACAAAATAATAGGGGTAGACGAGAGTCTATCCCTACTTAAACCTCTTAGAATTGTAGGAGTTGATACCGAGACTAGTGGATTAAGTTGTCATAAGGATAAGCTCTTGTCATTGCAATTAGGGTGCTTTGATTTTCAAGTAGTAATAGATTGTCTTACTACAGATATTACTTTATATGAAAACTATCTTGAATCTGATAGGCTTTTCTTATTTCATAATGCCAAATTTGATCTACAGTGGCTTTATAAATACCATATAGTTCCTCGTAATGTCTATGACTTGTTTCTAGCAGAGAAACTAATGTGGTTAGGTTACCCTACTGTATTAAGTCCAGAAGTATGGGATAAGATACAATGTCCTAGATATGACTATGTACCGGCAGACCCTAGTAAAAAAAGTTCAAAAGCTAAATATGTTCTATATATGAATCTGAAAAAGCTAGGTGAAATGTATCTTGGAGTAGAGCTCGATAAATCCATAAGAGGGCAAATCATCTATAAAGGTCTTACAGAAGATGTCATAGTCTATGCTGCCAATGATGTAAAATATCTTGAGAAAATACAAGAATTACAATTGAAACAATTAGAGAAGCAAGGACTTCTTACTGCTATGGAGTATGAGAACAGGGCTATACTTCCTATTGCTTATATGTGCTATTGTGGCATAAAGATGGATACAGATAAATGGCAGAAAAAAATGAAACATGATCAATCTATTCTTGATAGCATTAAAGGTGAAATGGACAGATGGCTTATAGAGCATGAGCCCAATTCAAAGTATATTAAAATAGATAGGCAAGGTAGTTTATTCTCAGGTTTTAATACTGAACCCCAAGTGGTTCTTAATTGGAATAGCTCCAAACAAGTTATTCCTTTATTTAAGAAATATGGGGTTGATACAACTTCTCTTGACAAAGATGAAGGAGAGGATAAGGATAGTATAGGAGCTAAGGTATTGGCTCCTCAGAAGGATAAGTGTGGTCTTATTCCCTTATATATAAGGTATAAGGAAATGAAGAAGCTGTGCAGTACCTATGGGGCAAATGTACTTAAACAGATAGATAGGGATACTGGAAGGCTATATACCAACTTTAACTCATTGGGTACTGATACAGCAAGAATAAGCTCAGGAGGTAAGGACAAGTCAGCTAAGGTTGAGTACGTAAATATGCTTAATATGCCTGCTGATGCTAGGACTAGGGCTTGTTTCATAGCTGAAAGTGGCAATAAATGGATAAGTGCCGATTACTCAGGGCAAGAATCATTTATCATGGCTGATGTAGCTGATGATAAGGAGATGATTAGAGAGCTTACCTATGGTGAGAAGGACTTACATACACTAACTGCGAAGATAGTATTTCCTGAAATTCCTAAAGATATGCCTGCCAAAGAAGTTAAGAAGCAGTATCATAAGTTGAGAAGTGAGGCTAAAGGTTATGAGTTTGCTTTTAATTACGCTGGTAATGACAACACCATTATGAGAAACTTCGGGCTTACAGCTAAAAGAGCTAAAGAGATATATGACAATTATATGAAAGGTTTTAATGGTCTTAAAAGATATATTGAGTTCAGAAAGAAGGACTGGTTCAGTAAAGGCTATATAGACCTTAATCCTAAAGTTGGATATAGAGCCTATATCTATGATTGGAACTATCTTAGGAAGCTACAAGTAAAGTTTAAGGAACCTAGGTTTTGGGATTACTATAGGGAAATGAAAATAGATGCTCCTAAATGTGATACGGTGCAGATGGTAAAAGAGTTCTTTAAGAGGAAGTCTGATTCTGATAGGCAATCCGTTAATTATCCTATACAGCATACTGGAGCATTGTGTTATAAGGTGAGTATGATAAACTTTTTTGAATACTTAAGACGTAATGACTTATTATTCAAGGTGTTAATTACTGTAACACCCTACGATAAGTAATTTTGTTGTAGTAAAACAGTGTTAATTGCTTGAAACCCTTAAAGATTTAATCACTGAATTATTGTAATAATAAACTAGTAAAAGTATTAAATATGATTTTAAGTAACTTAAGAGAAATAGGCAATAAGCAGCTTTATGATTTTACAAGAGAGCAAACTCAGGTTTTTCTTACTGCTATATTAGGGGATGGTTGCATATCTACTACTAATAGTGGTAGTACTATATATACATCCAATTGTAAGCATAAGGAATACTTAGAGTATAAAAAACAATTAATTGGTAAAGGCAAAATAAATCATGTAGACAGCAATGGTTATAACCAAACTCCCATATATACTTATTATGGAGGAGCTTGGTTTTCACTTAAATTAATCAAGGAACTCCCTATAGAAGAAGTAGTGAGTAATCTTGATGAGTTAGGTTTAGCATTGTGGTTCTATGATGATGGGAGCCTTCATAAGAGGGACTTATATTACAACCTTAATACTCAGAAATTTTCTCTGAATATTCAAGAAAATGTATTTATTCCTTTCTTTGAGAGTATAGGAGTAAAAGCTAAAGTAAGAGTAGATAATAATCATAGCAGACCATTATATTATTTAGGAATAAATAAATATGAGGGAGCCTATATTATTCATTCTATATTAGCTAAATATCCTATTAATTGTTACTCTTATAAATTATGGAGTTCAGAGACTATCCAGAAATGGAGTAAGCTGCAAGAGCAGCTGAAAAGCACTGATAGAAATCTAACCAATGGGCAACTAGCCTATATGTGGAGATTTTTATAAGATATAGTCCGACCTTTAGAGAAATCTAAAGAGAATATGTGGAATCGACATATTCGTAACATATGTGGAAATCAACTGTGAAGCTCCAGAAGAGATAGCGGAAGATATAGCTAAAGTACTATATGATATAATGGTTAAAGCTGGAGCATATTTTGTTCACAGGGTAAAGTTGGATGTAGACGTGTCCAGACATAAATTATGTATAGGAGACTTTGAATTTAATGGAGAGAAGATCATGGTTAAGGGCGATGTTATAGCCTCTATGGGAGAAGATGTTCTAGTAAATATCAGAACTAATCAGTCTTATAAAATAAAGGACTTACCAAAGAGCTATAGAGAATATCTTGATGACAATGGTCCTCTTCCAACCTACTGGGTTCATTAATTAAGATAATATAGTAAAAAAAAAATAAATTAAGGAAATGGTAAAAATTAATAAAGTGTATAAAGATCTTATAGATAAACTTGAAAATGCTATAAGGGCAGGAGTATCTATAGAGGCTTTAGATCCCATAAGATCTGTAATGAATGAACTGAAAATTTTAGGACAAAGACCGGAACTGGACAGTAGTGTAGATTCCTTTATGGATATAACTACCAATATGGCTAAAGTTTATGCAGCTAAGAACCATGATTATGGTAATTCCTTTGATTGCTCTCTCAATAAGTTTGGACTTATAGCAGGTCTGGTAAGAATGGGAGATAAGATGAATAGACTAGAATCATTAATTAACAAGAAGGCTATGGTTAAAGATGAGTCTATCAGAGACACTCTTCTTGATTTAGCTTCATATTGTATAATGACTGTGATGTGGTTGGATAAAAATGAAACTGGTAATGATTCCGTATAGAATAAAACACAAGGCTACTGGGCTTTACTATAAGCCTGGTAGACCTAATTTGTCTAAGATAGGGAAAGCCTACGGTACAGGAAATAATGGATTAAACTATATGGGAAATAATAAGTTTGTGAATATCATTAGTACTAAAGCACCTTTATCTAGAAGGCTTGAATCCTTGGGATATAAACTAAGATGGGTTGAATTTGGGACTCACTGTTGCTTTGAGATTCCTAAATCTGAATTTGAAATAGAATATCTAACTAGTAACGAAGGAGGGAAGTAGATGGTAATAGCAGTAGATTTTGATGGAACTTGTGTAACTCATGAGTTCCCTAAAATAGGTAAAGATATAGGTGCAATACCTGTATTGAGAAAACTAGTAGAGAAAGAACATCAAATTATCTTATATACTATGAGGAGTCACTGTAACAATAAATGTGTTACCAATGAGGGTGTTAGACTTGTGGATACTCTTCAGGAAGCTATTGATTGGTTTCGTAAAAACGAGATTCCTCTATATGGTGTCAATGAAAATCCTACCCAACATAATTGGACTTCCTCTAAAAAGATATTTGCACATATTTATATAGATGATAGTGCTCTTGGGATACCACTAAAGCATGATGAATATAGTACATTACCCTATGTGGATTGGAATGGAGTAGAGATTTTACTAAAGATGAGAGGAATTTTGTAGATTTTAAAAAGATTCCATGCAAAGAAAACAATATACAAGGAGAGAATTTATTAAAATGGTAGAGAGTAATGGCTTCTATTATGATAGATGTAATGGAAGCCATTCTATTTACATAAATAGTGAAGGGAGGCATATCAGCATCCCGAAGAACATTAAGGACGTGATTATTAGGAGGTTGATTAAGGAGAATAACCTAGATACGAACCTAAAGAAAAGAAGAAATGACTGAAAGTGGATATTATCCAGAAGGAGTGGAACATAATGATCATTCCCCATGGAATATGAAATCAAATTCAAGTAGGAAAATTGAGGTTGAAGCTATTATAACATTAAGTAAGATAGTGTCGATATGGGTAGATGACTATACAATAGTGGATTCAGGAGTAGATGAAGATGGGGATTACTTCGAAGATATAGACTACTCAGAGTGTGATATAGAAGGAGCAGTAAGAGACCAAATTATACTACCAGATAAAGGTAATTTAAATGAGTGGAAGGTAGATAGTCTAGAAGTAGAAATTAAGAAATGTTGATGATATAATAAAGAAATGAAAGCAAAAATTAAATCGACAGGTGAAGTACATAATGTGCTGTACTTGGAATTTTTAGGACGAATGAAAGGATAAAGATATGGAAAGACAAGTAGGAGAAATATTTGAGTACAACGGTGAGTGGTATCAGTGCGTGGAAGGAACAGGATGTTATAAATGTGCCTTTTATGATAAGAATATTTGCATTGCTAATAATCCGCATTGTACATGTAGAAGTGATAAGAAGAATGTCATATTCAAGAAACTTGAAAAGGTAGGAGAGCCTTACGAATACTTTATTCGAGGTATGGGTATCATAATAGTCCAAGAATACATCCTTGCAAATGCAAGTTATATCTACGATGACAATAGACATGTAGTTATGATGGATTGTCAAAATGGAAGAATAGCAATAGAAATCAAACAAAACAAAGAAGATATGGAAG